TAACTAATAAACCAACTAACGTATCATCATTTACTAATGACTCTGGTTATTTGACATCAGTCAGTTGGTCACAAGTTACTGGTAAACCACAAAACATTGTTACACTAAATGACACGGATGTAATTACTAATGGCATGTTGGTAAATGATTCTATTACCATCGGTAGTACTGCAGTTGCATTAGGTAGTTCAATCACAACACTTACAGGTTTAACTGGCGTTACTAGTAATCATACAACTGCATTCATAGCAGGCGATAACGCCATTAGTGGTGTAGCATTACAAATACCAAGTGAAGGTGCTATTCGTAACCTTAATAATGGTGCTAACAACAATATGTATTTTGACGTTAGTGTTGGTGGAAGTAATAATGGACAATTCCAGTTCCGTAGTAGCAACTCATTTACTAATGTTTTAACAATGAGTCCTACTGCATTCAACGTCAACCCTAATGCCGTTGTTACATCAAGAACTCCAAGCTTTGGCAGAACTGCTTGGAATTCAGCAATAGATACTGAATTAACCATTGACGATATACGTTTCCGCATCAGCAATCAGGGCGGCATTTATCCTCAAGTTATTGGTAATGGCTCATCAAGAAACCTTGGTTGGACTGGTGTAGGTGCTATTAGTGGTTCTGCTGTTACACAAGTTGGTAGTACTGGAACGATTGTAGCAAGCAACGTATGGACTACTTTATATAATGCACAAGGTATGAATAGTGCTGGCGATACTGTTACTGTTACACTACAAGATAAGGGAGTAGGTCGTATCTATCGTATAACATTTATACGCAGTGATAACGGTAGTACTACTGGATACAACATCATAGCAGAAAGATTATTATAAGGAAAAATTATGTGGTTACTATCATTCTTACCTGACTGGATTTTCTATGGACTGGCACTCGCCAGTTTTGTTGCTTTGGTCGCAGCAACGTTCTTTAAAGTAATACCATTTATAGGCAAATATGCATTGCCTATTCAATTATTATCATTTGTATCGTTATTAATCAGTGTATTCCTATGTGGAGGTCTTGCAAATGAGGCTTCATGGCAACTCAAGGTTGCTAAGACTAATGCTGAGATAGCAGAACTCAAAGCTAAATCAGAAACAGTCTCGACGAAAGTCGTAACTAAATATATAGATAGGATACAAGTTGTTAAGCAAAAGGGAAATGAAATTGTCAAATACATTAATAAAGAGTCTGATGCTAGGTGCGAGTTGCCTACTTCTTTCGTCGTGCTCCACGATGCTGCCGCAAAAAACGAGCTTCCCGACTCCACCAGAGCTACTGATGCGAGAGCCAGCGACATTAAACTCTCTGACGCCACAACAACCGTCGTCCAAAACTACGGAACCTGCTGGGAAATAAGAGAGCAATTAAAAGCTCTTCAAGAGTGGGTTAGCGAGCAGAAAAAGCTTAATCCGTAGTACCGTCCCCGCAATAAATTAAATTTGGTGCCAGCTATGTACAAAAAATAGCAGGCATGGTATAATATTCTTCTGTTAAACGGAGTTTTAAATAATAATGCATAATATAAATGTAACTAAAAGAGACGGCAAGCAAGAACCGTTTGATGTGAATAAGATCCATAAGGTATTAGAATGGGCAACAGAAGGTATTAATGGTATCTCGATCAGTGAGATCGAACTAAAAGCAAATATTCAAATCAACGATGGTATGCCTACATCAGACATCCATGAGTTGTTAATTAAGTCCTCTGCTGAACTCATCAGCGAACAAACGCCAAACTATCAGTCAGTCGCAGCGCGTTTGGTTAACTATAAGCTGCGCAAACAAGTGTACAATCAATATGAACCTTGGTCATTGATCTCTATCACGACACAAAACGTTATGCGTGGTATGTATGATGGTCAAGTTTTAAATGAGTATACTGAATACGAGTTCGATCAGCTTGATAAACATATCAAGCATGATAGAGACAATGACTTTACATATGTCGGGATGGAACAATTCCGCGGTAAGTATCTAGTCCAAGATCGTCTTACTAAAGTTCCATATGAAACACCGCAGATATTGTACATGTTAATCTCAATGAACCTTTTCATGAGCTATCCTAGAGATGTGCGCATGAAATATGTTAAGGAGTATTACGATGCAATTTCTCAATTTTATATTAGCTTACCTACCCCAATCATGGCTGGAGTTCGTACGCCTACTCGCCAGTTTAGTAGCTGTGTGCTCATTGAGTCTGGTGATTCTTTGGACTCGATCAATTCGACGTCAACTTCCATTGTCAGATATATTTCTAAAAAGGCTGGCATTGGGATCGGCGCTGGTAGCATTCGTGCTCTCGGCAGTCGTATTGGTGATGGTTCCGTTATTCACACGGGGCTTATCCCTTTCCTAAAATATTTTCAAGCTGCAGTTAAATCGTGTTCACAAGGTGGTGTACGTGGTGGTGCTGCAACTGTTTATCTTCCAATTTGGCATCTCGAGTTTGAGAACCTTATCGTTCTAAAGAATAATAAAGGTACAGAAGAAACGCGAGTACGTCATATGGATTACTGCTTCCAGTTTAATAAGACGATGTATGAACGTCTATTGACCGGCGGCAACATTACATTGTTTTCCCCTGATGAAGTACCTGATCTTTACGATGCATTCTATGCAGATCAGGATAAGTTTAAAGAGTTATATGTTCACTATGAACAAAAAGAAGGTATTCGTAAGAAAGTCCTAACAGCAATGGAAGTGTTCACACAGTTTATGAGTGAGCGCAAGGATACTGGACGAATCTATCTAATGAACGTTGACCATGCAAATAGTCATGGTGCATTCTTGCCTGAACAGGCACCAATTAGAATGTCTAATTTATGTTGTGAGATCGATTTACCTACTAAACCTTTAACTTCACCGGAGGATACAGATGGAGAAATTAGTTTGTGCACTTTGTCGGCCATCAACTGGGGCCTTATCAACGAACCAAGAGAATTCGAAAGATACTGTGATCTTGCAGTCAGAGCCTTGGATTCGTTGCTCGACTATCAGTGGTATCCCGTACGTGCGGCCGAAAGATCCACAAAGGATCGCCGCCCTCTTGGTGTCGGCATCATCAACCTCGCGTATTTCCTTGCAAAACGAGGATTGAAATATGATGATGCAGCATTGCCTGTAATTGATGAATACGCAGAAGCATGGTCATATTACTTGATTAAAGCTTCTAACGATCTAGCGAAAGAGAAAGGTGCGTGTCCTAAATCTTATCAAACTAAGTACTCACTTGGAAAAACTCCAAATGATACATATAAGAAAGAAGTAGATGAACTAGTACCACACGTTGAACGTATGGATTGGTTTGAGTTGCGTCAAAACTTAATTCATTTTGGCATTCGTAACTCGACTCTGATGGCGCTAATGCCAGCAGAAACATCTGCTCAGATCAGCAACTCAACAAATGGTATCGAGCCACCACGAGCTTTAGTTTCATTCAAACAATCTAAAGACGGCGTGATGGCTCAAGTAGTTCCAGGTTATCACAAGTTGAAACATCAATATGATTTATTGTGGGATCATAAGTCACCTGAAGGTTACTTAAAGATCTGCGCAGTCTTACAGAAGTATATCGATCAGGGTATCTCTGTAAATACATCATACAACCCAGAAAACTATGAAGATCATAAAGTCTCTATGGCTGATATGATTAAACATCTAGTCATGTTCTATAAGTATGGCGGTAAGCAACTATATTACTTCAACACCTACGACGGTGCTGGTGAATTGCATGAAAAAGATTTTAAAGCAATTGAAGAACAGCTCGCTCAACCTGTTGAAGGTGAAGATGAGGACTGTGAAAGTTGCAAGATTTAAAAGAAAAAGCCCTTGCGAGGTATGAGATATGTAAGACATGCCCTCGCAAGACCGATCTATTAAAAGTTGAAAAATGTAAGGAGTGCGGGTGCATCTTATTCTTTAAGGTGCTGGCTCCTAGTGAAAAATGTCCGTTAGGGAAATGGTAAATGTCAGTATTTAAGTTGAAGTCAAAGAGTCACCTAGAATCTCCTATGTTTTTTGGAGAAGCAGTAGATATAGCAAGATATGATACAGTCAGATACACACAGTTCGAAAAGATCACAGACAAACAACTAGGTTTCTTTTGGAGACCAGAAGAAGTAGATCTATCGAAGGATCGTAAAGACTTCCATGATCTTAATGACTTTGAACAGCATATCTTTACATCAAACTTAAAACGACAGATCCTATTAGACTCAGTGCAAGGTAGATCTCCTAACCTAGCATTCTTACCAGTAGCATCAGTACCAGAATTAGAAGTAATGGTTGAAACGTGGGCGTTCTTTGAAACGATTCATTCACGTTCATACACTCATATCATTCGTAACGTGTATGCAAACCCAAGTAAAGTCTTCGATGAAATCAAAACAGTTAAGGAGATATTAGATTGTGCCCACGACATTTCGATACACTACGACAATTTCATTTCTTACAGCAAGCTATACGATCTACTAGGGATAGGGAAGCACAACATCAATGGCAAAGAAGTAGAGATAAATCTATACGAGCTGAAGAGAAGATTGTTCCTGTGTCTGATGAGTGTATACATACTCGAAGGGATTAGATTCTATGTTTCCTTCGCGTGTTCTTGGGCATTTGCAGAACTCAAGAAGATGGAAGGCAACGCAAAGATTATTAAGTTCATTGCTCGTGATGAGAATGTACACTTAGCAGCAAGTACTTCTATTATCAAACATCTTATCAAAGATGATAAAGACTTTGCTAAACTTCGCGAAGAAACAGTTGATGAGATCGAAGGCATGTTTAAGTCAGCGATCGAACAAGAAAAAGAATGGTCTAAGTATTTGTTTAAAGATGGTTCGATGATTGGTTTGAATGAGAAATTATTAGCCGATTACGTCGAGTGGATTGGTTGTCGTCGTATGCGTGCATTAGGATATCATTGCCCATACACAGTTTCACAATCGAATCCACTCCCTTGGACAGAGAAGTGGATCTCTGGTGGTAATGTACAAGTTGCACCACAAGAGACTGAGATCACCTCATATATAACTGGTGGCGTTAAACAAGATGCCACAGCAGATTCATTAAAAGGACTTTCATTATGATTACTATGTACACAAGAACAGTTTGCCCTTACTGTGAACAGGCAAAAGCACTATTAGCTTCTAAGAATATTGAATATAAGGCACTTAACATTGAAGAAGATGCTGATGCTAGAAATTTCTTAGTAGGTCAAGGTCTAAGATCAGTGCCACAAATCTATGAACAAGACACATTGATTGGTGGTTTCGATAAACTAAAAGAATGGGTAGCTCTAAACGAGATCACCTCACAGATAAAACTATGACAAAAAAGATACATGAATGCCAAGAATGTGGCGTAGAAGCCACAATAGAGTTTGATTATGATGCAACTCTAGAAGAACCACAATACTGTCCGTTCTGCGGATCATCATATATAAAAGAGGAAATAGAAGAAGATGTTAACCTCTTGAAAGGTGATGGTTTTGACGATGACATGGATTTACAATGGTAAGCCTTACGAACTAGGCGAACAGACACATAAGGAAGTATACGGTTTTGTTTACCTAATTACTGATTTAATAACTAACAAACAGTATGTAGGTAAAAAGCTGTTTTGGTCGAGTAGGACCAAACAAGTAAAAGGTAAGAAGAAACGTCTTAAAGTAGAATCAGATTGGAAAACCTATTATGGATCCAATAAACTGCTACTTGAGGAAGTTGCAAAGAATGGTGCAGAGAATTACAGCCGCGAAATACTGCATTTGTGTGCAGGAAAGGGTGAATGTAATTATCTAGAGGCGCATGAACAGTTTACTCGCGGAGTATTAACCAGCGACCAATATTACAACGATTGGATCATGGTTAAAGTTCATAGAGCTCACATTAAGGGTTTACAACAGACAAAAACTGTGGTATAATATACATTATGATTATTATTGATTACTCACAAATTTCTATAGCATCTTTCTATGCTCAGCCAAATGCTGAGTTGAGCGAAGACTTTCTAAGACACATGATCTTAAATACGAT